TGCAGATACGTCCGTTCGCACAATCTCCCTGCTGCCGGCAGCCGGAGAGGCTGCTGCGCAGGGCTGGAGCATTAAGGATGGCGGAATTCAGTTGTCAGATGGTGTATTTAAGATCACCAAGCAGAGCAATAAAACCTGGTCCCTGACGCATCCGGTGGATGACGCAATTACCCTGCTGACACAGGGCGGCAGACTGACCTGTAAGTTCCGCCTGTCAGGCGCACTGACCAACAATCAGTTCGGGCTGGGGATTTATCTGTATACGGATGCTCCCGTTCCTGATGGTGTGGCGATGACGGGTACCGGTAATCCGTTCCTGATGTCGTACTTCACTCAGACCACTGACGGCAGAGTGAATCTGATGCATCACAGGAAAGCCGGAAACACGAAGCTGGGGGAGTTCGGCGATTACGGTAACGACTGGCAGACGCTGGAGCTGGTGTTCACCGCCGGCAGTGCCACGGTTACTCCGAAACTGAATGGAGTGGCTGGCCCGGCATTCCAGGTTATAAAAGACAGTCTGACACTGGGACTGAATGCGCTGACGCTGACGGATGTTACAAAAAATGCAGCGTATGGCGTTGAGATAGAAAGTCTGGTGCTGGAGATAAATGCACCGGCATCATCATAAAAAGTGAGCCAGTCAAATGGAAGGTATCGTTAAACTCACCGGTAGTGTCAGTGGGTCGTCTGAGACGCCTGCATGAGTTATCAGAGCCATCAGTAGTTAACTGGTGGCTTTTTTATTGTTGTCAGCTTCCGGATAACGGGAGACGGGGTATGTACCAGATGGAAAAAATCACAACAGGTGTGTCATACACCACGTCAGCGGTAGGGACGGGATACTGGTTACTGCAACTGCTGGACAAAGTCTCTCCGTCCCAGTGGGTGGCAATAGGTGTACTGGGGAGTCTGCTGTTTGGCCTGCTGACGTATCTGACTAACCTGTATTTCAAAATCAGGGAGGACCGCCGTAAGACGGCGCGGGGAGACTAAAGCGATGAAGAAAAAATACGAACTGGTTGTTAAAGAGATAAATAATTACCCGGATAAGATTGCTGTTACTGTGGCACTTGAAATTGGCGGGCATCCGTCGTTGTTGTTGCCACATGTGGCGATTAGTCTTGACCGTACTGAAGGTGCCACGCTGGAGTTTTACGAAGCTGAGGCGAAAAAGCAGGCGAAGCAGTTTTTCATGGATGTTGCTGCCGGGTTATGTGAAGGGGATGGTCCGTTACCGGAAAAGCGTCCCGTAATTTTAGAGGCGCAGGATGTGTTGATAACCTACAGAGGAAAACTACCGGGAATAATTACGGGTTCTCTGAAGACTCCACCGCTGGCCTGAAGACTTAACATATCCAGGGATTTGAAATCGATAAACCCTGATAAATATCCATGAACGCAAAAATCAGATACGGCCTGTCGGCTGCCGTTCTGGCGCTGATTGCCGCAGGTGCGCCTGCGCCTGAAATCCTCGACCAGTTTCTGGATGAAAAGGAAGGTAACCACACCACAGCATACCGTGATGGTGCGGGTATCTGGACCATCTGCCGTGGAGCCACCCGGGTGGATGGTAAGCCTGTTATTCCTGGCATGAAGCTGTCGAAGGAAAAATGCGACCGGGTTAACGCCATTGAGCGTGATAAGGCGCTGGCATGGGTGGAGAAAAACATCAGAGTGCCACTGACCGAACCCCAGAAAGCGGGGATTGCGTCATTCTGTCCGTACAACATTGGCCCCGGTAAGTGTTTCCCGTCGACGTTTTACAGACGGATTAATGCAGGAGATCGAAAAGGTGCCTGCGAAGCTATTCGCTGGTGGATTAAGGACGGTGGCAGGGACTGCCGTATTCGCTCAAATAACTGTTACGGTCAGGTATCCCGTCGTGACCAGGAGAGCGCGCTGGCGTGCTGGGGAATCGACAGATAAGCAGAATATTTTGCTGAAAAATGAGGTTTGCTTACATGGATGGATAACACGAAATCCTGCAAATTGGCAAAATGTAAGTGAATAAAGTCAAAACAGTTGTTTAACACTCAGGCACCGTAATGATGCCTTTGTCATTTCTGCGCATCTCACGCGCATCTCACAACACAGAACCTTTCAGGATGACCCTTGAGGATACCGGTTTGGCTGTCGGTGCCTTTCTGTGGGCTGGATTCCTGTGAGACAAGGTTCATCACTAAAAGGAAATAACCGATGAATATGATGGCCGTGCCGTTTCACGGCAACTCTCTTTATGTAGTTAACCATAATGGCGAACCATACGTTCCCATGAAACCTGTCGTTGCGGGGATGGGGCTGGCCTGGCAATCACAGTTGGCTAAGTTAAGACAGCGTTTTGCGTCAACTATAACGGAAATCGTTATGGTTGCTGAGGATGGGAAACAACGCAATATGGTGTCCATGCCACTTCGAAAACTTGCCGGCTGGCTACAAACCATTAATCCCAACAAAGTAAAACCCGAAATCCGCGATAAGGTCATCCGGTATCAGGAAGAGTGCGACGATGTTCTTTACGAGTACTGGACGAAGGGTTTTGTCGTTAATCCCCGTAAAATGAGCGTGATGGAAGAACTCAACCAGGCTTGTGCTGACATGAAACGGGATAAAAACATTGCCAGTGTGTTTGCTACCGGGCTGAATGAGTGGAAACAGGTTAAAGCCGCGCATGTATCAAAAATCCGTACGCTGGTAAATGAAGCGAATATGCTGATTGATTTTGTCCTGGCTGATACAGGCAAAGGGAAAATAACAAAGGCGGATTGATGGGGTGGCTAATGATATCAGATAAACTCATAACGCTGGTGAAGAGCCTCTGTGTACTTGTCGGCATTTCATTTTTAGTCATGCTGGTTGCCATTTTCTTTTCCACCGCCTGGCGAGTCCTGACGTTATCGGGACTGGTGGGGTGAAAGAGAGATGAACCGTGTTCTGTGTGTGGTGATTATTGTCATGGCGGTTGGCTGTGGTGCGCTGTGGCTGGCAACAAACCATTACCGTGACAACGCGCTCACCTACAAAGCGCAGCGCGATAAAAAAGCCAGAGAGCTGGAACAGGCGAATGCCACCATTACTGACATGCAGGTGCGCCAGCGTGATGTTGCTGCGCTCGATGCAAAATACTCGAGGGAATTAGCCGATGCGAGAGCTGAAAATGAAACTCTGCGTGCTGATGTTGCCGCTGGTCGTAAGCGCCTGCGGATCAACGCCACCTGCCCCGGTACCGTGCGTGAAGCCACCGGCACCTCCGGCGTGGGCAATGATGCCGCCGTCGAACTCTCTCCGGTTGCTGGACGAAACGTTCTCGGTATCAGAGACGGAATCATCAGCGACCAGGCAGCATTGAGAATGCTTCAGGAATATATCCGCACTCAGTGTATTAACTAGTATTTTTGTTATTCGGAGAATGCATGAAGAAATTATTGGTAACCGTAAAGCCTTTTCAGGGAACAATTCCGTTCCGTATTTTGCAGCGTGGTCGTGTTCTTGTTGAAGGTTCGTTCAGTGGTAAATGTACGCAATTACACTCCAGGACCTTTCAGGTGAATGCCACGAATGAAGAGCTAACCGTTGAGTGTACGATGAATGCCGCTAAATGCCGCATGGTATCCGCTGCATTACAGCCAGTGTGTTGAGCGACCTTATTATTCATGCGCGGTATTGTCGCCGTATTCCTGCATTAACAGAGACCGCAGCCCGACCGGGAGAATCCTCTGCGCGAGTGTGCGGGGATAATCAAAAACGATACACACCGGGGTTTACCGCGTTAACGGAGCGCGGCGTTGTCCCCTCATGGTCGCTGGTCCGGTGCGATGGTGGAAGAAGCCGGATGTTTATCACTATTAATTGATAACACAGAAATGGATTCATTGATTTTCAGCACGTTTTTGTATTCGTATTATTGAACATCTGTTTATTTTACTTTTAACATATTGATAATAAAAAGAGCTGTAAATCTTTAGATGAGTCGATTTTGTCCGGGGAAGTTCAAATGGATTTTATGCTGACGGTTTCTGGTGTGGTTATCCTGTCCATTGCTTATACTGCAGATAAATATGGCTGCCATTTGTTATCACGTATTGGCGCTTATTGCTCGTTGATGCTGATTTTCTCGTCGCTTTTTTTTGAGTAAGTTATATTAATTATAACAAATAATTTTCTGTGTTTTTTCAGGCTATCCCGTCAGACGGGAAGCCTGTACTGCCGGGGGACGAATGGAAAACTGATGTGTCCGGTAACTGTGTGTTCTGTGAACACCATGTTACTTAATTATGTAATTCATACCCGAACGCTCTGTTGACAGCCTTCTTCTGCAGGCTTCAATAACCCACGCTGAAAAGTTACCGGAACCTTTATGTTCAAGGGCGATATTGATCTGTTCAATCATGTGATTGGGGAAACGGATATTGCGGATTGTGGTTCTGCGGGTCCGGTTTTTCGATGACATTTTCTTTCCTCTGGTGACAAGCTATATGGCGAGGATTTTACATGGCTGTGCTTCGTACGTTACCGGGCAGAATCAAAACTCTGAACACCCGGCGGATAAATGTCCTGAGGGGGGAACAGCGTCGTGTCAGTGGCAGTGCCCGGGTTTCCCTCAAACGTCGTATCTGGCGGAGGGATGCCGGACACTGTTGTCTCTGTAGACGCGTGGTTGACCTTTGTGACAGTGAACTCGATCACCGCATTGCACTTCAGTTCGGTGGTGGTAATGAGGAGACGAACCTCTGGACCCTCTGTACTGAATGCCATCGCCAGAAGTCAGCGAGTGAAGCGGCGAGTGGTATGCCTGATCCGACGTTGCCTGAGCTTCCTGATGGCACGCTCAGGGCCGACGGAATCACTGGCCTGTGACCAGACCCGGGGGGGATCATCCGGCGAAAAAAAACGATCGCCCTGGACACCGCGCCCCCTCTCACGCAGAGAAAAAATTCCCGTTTCAGGGCAGTTAACATGTTAACTGGCTGCCCGGGCATTTTTGCGGTTTTTATCTTTATTATTCAGTTTGTTGTGCGGAAAAAATGTTAACTGGCTTTTTCAGCAAATGTTAACCAGGCAGCAGTTAACATTTGCGGCATGAGACGCCGGGAAAAATGGGCTGAACCATACCCGGCTGAGTGCGTTCTGGACCCGGGAGGAGGCTGTGCTGACAACGCAAAAACGAAAATTTGCGCTGGCGCTCATGTCCGGGAAAAACAAAACAGCGTCAGCCATTGCCGCTGGTTATTCGGCGAAGACCGCCAGGGTTAAAGGCTCGCAGCTGGCAAAAGATCCGGAGGTGCTTGCGTTTATAGCCCGTAAACAATGCGAGACGGTGGAGGTGGATGAGGTTCCTGTTTACCGGCAGAAAAAATCAGAGCAGGAGGATAAACCCCGTCGCCGTGAGGCGGCTGCAATACCACAGCCGGACGAAAACAATCCGGAGATGCCACCGTCCGCGGTGATGTCTCCTGGTATTGAATATATGGAGGATGGTCTTCCCGATCCGGTGAAAGCGATGGGGCGTCTTCTGGTGGAGAACATTAATACCGACCCCAGGCTGGCGCTGGATGCGGCTTATAAGCTGGCGCAGTTCACGCACCATAAAAAAGGGGATGCCGGTAAAAAATCGGCAAAAGGTGACGCGGCGAAAAAAGCGGCTAACCGTTTTGCGGTGCCACCACCACCCCGCCTGGTGGTGAATAATGATAATGAGGGCAACGGATGATACCTGTGTGGAGCACGGCCTGCCCGGACTGGGCAGAGCGCCTGAAAAAGGGGCTGTCGATTATTCCGGCTCCGATTTATCCGGACCAGGCTGCACATGCACTGGCGATTTTTAAACAACTGCGAATTGTGGATGCACCGGGTAGCCCGACATTCGGGGAGTCCTGTGCACCGTGGGTGTTTGACCTGGTGGCGGCCCTGTTTGGCTCCTACGATGCGCAGACCGGTGTTCGCCATATCAAGGAAGTGTTTATCCTTATCCCCAAGAAAAACAGTAAGTCCACGCTGGCTGCGGGGATCATGATGACGGCGCTGTTACTGAACTGGCGGCAGGCGGCGGGCTACACCATTCTGGCCCCGACCGTGGAGGTGGCGGCTAACGCCTTCAACCCTGCCAGGGATATGGTACGACGGGACGATGATCTGGATGACCTCTGTCAGGTGCAGACACATATCCGGACCATCACCCATCGGGTGACGGACACCACCCTGAAGGTGGTGGCAGCCGATCCGAATACGGTGTCCGGTATCAAGTCCGT